CGACGCTGGCCGCGCCGCAATCGATCCCTTCCTTGGTGGCGACAAGGCTGACTTCGCTCGCCTCCCGCTCCCCATGCTCAACGCCGCGTTCGTCGGCGCCGCCAACCTGATGCGTGCCAAGAACAACGACGGCACCCACAAGGCCTCGCTCTCCACCAAGGATTTCGGTCGCCAGACGTCCGTGTCCGACATCAACACTCGCAACCGCGAGTTCTACTCCAAGCGCTGAGGAATATCCGACCATGACCTCCTACCTGTATCGCATGCCGTCGGGCATTCCCGGCATGGTGTCTCGCGAAGAGAACAAGACCATCGAGACGGTCCCGTTCGATTCGACCGCTCCGTTCGCGGGCTTCGGCCTGTTCGGCAAGATCGTGTCCGGCAAGCTTCAGCCGGTTGGCGCCGGCGATGCCGCTACCGCCATCTACGGCCTGCTGGTGAAGCCTTTCCCGGCGAACTCCAGCCAGGAAGGCCTTGGCGTGGCTGTTCCGCCGACCAGTGGCCCGGCCAACGTCCTGCGCCGCGGCTACGCCACCGTGCAGCTCAACGCAGGCACCGCCGCGCTCAATGGCACGGTCTATGTCCGCGTGGCAACGCCCGGCGCCGGCAAGCCGATCGGCGGCATCGAAGCCGCTGCGGACAGCACCAACACCATCATCGTCGCCAACTGCATCTTCATGGGTGCTGCTGACGCCTCTGGCAACGTCGAACTCGCCTACAACATCTGATCCCACCCACAAGCTGCCACGCACTGAGATCGCCGAGAGGCGGTTTTTTTGTGGGCGCGATTCGGAGACCGAACACATGAAAGATTTGATCCTGCCGCGCTCGGTGAAGCGCGCCTACACGCGTGATGGTCTGATGACCTTCGACGCGGCCACCATCGACAGCTCCGGCTCGTTCCTGATCGGCGAGCTGGAACGTCTCGACCAGACCCTGCACATGCCGCTTGCGGCTGTGACTTGGGGCCGCGACATCCAGCTGCGTGAAGACGTCTCGATCGCCGATGAGGTGTCGAGCTTCACGAACTCCACCTTCGCCGCTGCCGGCGGTCCCTCGCCGAGTGGCAAGGCATGGATCGGCAAGGACGCCAACTCCATCACCAACATCCAGTTGGACATCGGCAAGACCCCGAACCCGCTGACCCTTTGGGGCATGCAGCTGGGCTGGACCATTCCGGAACTGGAATCGGCCCAGAAGCTGGGTCGCCCGGTGGACCAGCAGAAGTACGAGGGCATGCAGCTCAAGTACAACATGGACATCGATGAGCAGGTTTACATCGGTGACGGAACGCTGGGTTTCACGGGCCTGCTGAACAACGCTGGCGTGTCGGTGACCAACGCCGTGACGGGCAACTGGACCAACGGCACCACCACGCCAGCGCAGATCCTGGCCGACGTGAACACCATGCTCCAGGCGAACTGGGCGGCTTCCGCCTTCGCGCGCTGCCCCGACAAGCTCCTGCTGCCTCCGCTGAAGTTCTCCTACCTGGTCAGCACGCTGATCAGCACGGCCGGCAACATCAGCATCCTGGAGTTCATCAAGAACAACTCCATCTGCAACAGCATCAACGGCCGCCCGCTGGACATCCAGCCGCTGAAGTGGCTGACGGGTCGGGGCGCCTCGGGCAAGGACCGTATGGCGGCCTACACCAATGACCGCAACCTGGTCCGCTTCCCGCTGGTCCCGCTGCAGCGCACCCCGCTGGAGTATCGCGGCATCCACCAGCTCACCACCTACTTCGGCCGCCTCGGCGTCGTGGAAGTGGTATACCCCGAAACGCTCAACTACGTGGACGGCATCTGATGGCCACGAAACTCGTCAACATCGTGAAGGCCTTCACCCTGACCATCGTGCGCGATGGTCAGTTGGTGCTTGAGAAGGTCGAGGCCGGTATCCAGCGCCTGGAAGAGGACGTTGCGGGGCACTGGTACACGGATGCCCACTCCGCGCCGGTGCCCAAGGGTGTGACGCAGACGGATGCCGAAGCCCAGGCCGAGGCAGACGCTGCCGAACTGGCTAAGATGGAGGCCGAAGAGAAGGACGCCGCTGCCGCCAAGGCGAAGGCAGACGCTGCCGCCAAGAAGAGTTGAGCATGACCGTTCCCGCCTCCCAGCTACGTACTGACTTCCCGGAATTCACGGATCAAACCGTGTACCCGGACTCATCGGTCAATATGTGGCTGGGCGTCGCCGCCGTGACCCTGCCAGAGGATCGGTGGGGTGCATGGTGGGTGCTTGGACAGGAGCTCTTCGCCTGCCATCACATGGTGCTTGCTGCTCAGGCCACGGAAGACGTTGCCGACGGCAATACGCCGGGCGATGTCACCGGTGCGACATCGGCGAAGGCGGTCGATAAAGTGTCTGTCAGCTATGACACCGGTGCCGTCACCCTCACGGATGGCGGATTCTGGAACATGACCCGCTACGGCATCCAGTTCCTGCAGTTTGCGCGGATGATCGGTTCCGGCGGGGTCCAATTCGGCGGGTGCTGACATGGCTGTGAAGATGACCAAGGACAACGTGTCGTCTGTCCTCCGGTCCATCCAGCAGCTGGCATCCAATGAGGTCCTGATCGGTATCCCGGCGACCACGACGGAACGCCAAGACGGCGAGCCGATCAACAACGCCACCATCGGCTACATCCAGGAGCGCGGCTCACCGGTGAACAACCTGCCGGCGCGTCCGTTCCTTGTGCCTGGCGTTGAGGCGGCCCAAAAGGCGGCCACGGACGAACTGAAGAAAGGAGCCGATGCAGCCATGTCGGGCAACGCGCTTGCTGCCGATAGGGCCCTGCATCGAGCGGGCATCACCGCATCCAATGCGGTGAAGGCCAAGATCAACTCCGGTGTACCGCCGGCCTTGGCTGAATCGACGCTAGCGGCACGCCGGCGCCGCGGCCGCACCGGTGAGGTTCCATTGATCGACACCGGTTCACTGCGAAACGCCGTCACGTACGTCTTGCGGAAGAAGTAACCCATGCCCCGTTTGAACGTCACTCGCGTGCTGTTCTCGCGCGAGTTTGTCGATCGCTCGCTGGTCTGTCGTCGCAATGTACAGACCGTGGGCAATGACGGCATCGCTGTGGACACACCGACGGACACGCAGCTATCTGGCGTGGTCACGAACGACCAGGGCGACATCATGAAGCGATTTCCGGAAGGCTCGTATGTCACCGGATCCATCATGGTGCACTCCAAGTTCCCTCTTACCGCAGGCGAAGACGGCATCGATGCCGACCTCGTGCAGTGGAATGGCGACTGGTACACGGTGTTCAACATCTCCGACTGGACCACGTACGGCGCGGGCTTCACGGTCGCGCTGTGCACACCTGTGAAGCTCTCCGGGGGCTGATAAGTGGCAAACGATTCGTCCACCGGCGGTTACATCCTGCCGGCGGGCAGTCCTGCGCCACTGGAAGATGCTGCGCTTGATGCGCTGTTCCAGCAGGTTGTAACCGGCGTGACCGGTTTGCCTGGCGCGATGGTGCGCCCAAGGTGGCAGCCGACCGTGCCAAAGCAGCCCGAGCCGGCCACGAACTGGTGCGCCATCGGGGTCACGAACATCGATCCGGATGACTATCCGGTTGAAAACCACGATGGCACCGGAAACGGCCACGACACCTATGCCGTGCACGAATCCCTTGTCGTGCTGGCCAGCTTCTACGGCCCCAACAGCATGTCCAACGCCAAGGTCATGCGAGATGGACTCTACATTGCCCAAAACCGCGAAGCACTGACGCCGCAAGGCATCACGGTTACCGATGTCGGTAAGCCGGTCGCCGCGCCCGAGCTCGTCAACCAGCAGTGGATCCGGCGCTACGACGTCGAGATCCGATTCCGCCGCAAGGTGGAACGCAGCTACCCGATTCTCAACATCCTGTCGGCTCCCTTCGAGATCGACACGGATACTCACGCCTAACGGAGCATCCCCATGTCGAAAGGTCTTTCCGTCAGCGACGTCGTCAACGTACAAGTCAACATGTCGCCGATCGCGGCGGCTGTACGGAACTTCGGCGCACTGCTGATCCTGGGTTACTCGTCGGTCATCGACACGAGCGAGCGAGTCCGTCAGTACACGACCATCGCCGGCGTCGCCGCAGACTTCGGTACGTCGGCACCCGAATACCTGGCTGCCAGCCTGTTCTTCTCCCAGTCGCCGCAGCCTTCCGTGCTGTACCTCGGAAAGTGGGCAAAGACGGCCACGTCCGGTGTTCTGCATGGCGGAACTCTCTCGGCCGCTCAGCAGGCATTGAGCAACTTCACGGCGGTGTCGTCCGGCGGACTCAAGATCACCATCGACGGCACCCTGAAGACGCTGACGGCCATCAATCTCTCCGCGGTGGTCAATCTCAACGGTGTGGCGTCGGCAGTAACGACTGCGCTCGCCGGATCAGGCACCGTGACCTGGAACGCCACCTACAGCCGCTTTGACGTGGTGAGTTCGACCACTGGCGCCGCATCCAGCGTTACCTATGCGAGCGCGCCGGGAAGTGGCACGGATATTTCCGGACTGATGGGCCTGGTGACTGGCGTGGCGTCGGTTCCGGTGAATGGCATCGTCGCGGAAAGCCTGCTCACGGCAGTCCAAGCTTGCGCACCCTTCGGTGATTGGTACGGCCTCACCGTGGCGGACGGAACGGTCGTCAACGCGGATCATCTCGCCGTCGCTGGCTATATCGAGGCCTCCTCGCCGAGCCGCATCTACGGCATCACGACGCAGGACCCGAACGTTCTCACCACGGCAACGACGGACATCGCCTCGCAGGCTCAGGCGCTCAACTACAAGCGCACCTTCACGCAGTACTCGTCCAGCAGCCCGTACGCCGTCGCCTCACTGTATGGCCGCGCCTTCACCGTCGACTTCACGGCCAACAACAGCACGATCACGCTGAAGTTCAAGCAGGAACCGGGTGTTGCGGCTGAAACGCTCAACGAGACCCAGGCGGCCAC